TGAATTTTTAAAATTAGATTAATGGCAAAAAAACAAATAGAAAAATATATTCCAACAGATGAAGAATTACAATGTAGTTATATTTGTCACAAGAATGATTTAGCTTATGTTATACAGCCAATAAAAGATTCAAAGAAGTATAAGGTAATTAAGTTTCAAATATCAAATAGATTACAAGTACACACTTTAAAAGATAATATACAAGACTTAGAATTTACAGAATACGATGCATTAAAAAAAACAATGGAACTTTACACACAACATTCAAAAAGATTTAACAAATGACAACATTACAATATTACGACAATGAAGATAATAAAAGAAGATTAGAAGAATTAAAACCTAAAGATACAATAGTAGAAAGCGTTATAGAACAATTTAAACAACGTTCTGAAGTAGGAATAAAAAAATACAATACAACATTAGATAGAACAGATTTAACACGCTTAGAATGGCTACAACATCTTCAGGAAGAATTATTTGATGCCAGCCTTTATATCGAAAAATTAAAACAATATGAAAGTAAATAAAAAAGAAATTATAGTTAGATTATTAAAACAAATTTATGATTTAATAGATTATAATTTAGAATTAAAAAAAGAAAGAGAAGAACTTGAAAAGAAATTATTAAAATATGACAAAGAGTAAACAATCACCACTTCAAAGAATAAATAGAATAATAGACTTCAACTGGAAAAGAGGTAATAATAAAGAATCAGTTAATGAAGTGTATCGGAAAATAATTAATCAAAGGCTACTTAAACAGTAGCTTTTTTTTATGTTAAATATTTGTTAAAATGTATTTTATGTTAAAAAGTTGTTTATATTTGTATAACAATTTAAAACAAACATTATGACAAAGCAAGAAATTATTGAAACATTAAGTAACTGCATTGAATTATCTAATCTATCAGAAAACGTTTATATGAGAAATAGACTAACTGAAGTTGCAGAAGCATTAATACAAGAATGGAATGATTCAGATGGTTATGAAGAACAAGTTAAACAGGTTCTTAATTACGATGAAACAATGAATAATTTAAATAATATAAAAATAAGATAATGAACGAACAAGCATTAATAAAAATACAATCTAAAGTAATTGGATTAGATAGAGAATTACATAAATTAATAAATGAATTAATAAATGGGCAAAGTCTTTTAAGTGACGAACATTTAACTATTATGATTAATAGCACAGAACGTGAATTAAATGTTTACAATCATATTTTAAAGTTATTAATCTATAATCAAAACGTAAATTAATGATAGTATTATTTGATGCAGATAGTTTGATATTTTCAAGCTGCTACAAGAAACGTGAAACAATAGAAGATGATGGATTCCACCATAACTTAGAAGATTCAATAGTAAAGTTTGATGAAGTGTTTATGAGTATAATAAATCACTTAGAAGATATTTACGAAATCAATGAAGTAAAAACATTTTCAGGTTCTAAAGGTAATTTCAGAAAATACATTACACCGAAGTATAAAGCAAATCGTGATTATAATAATTTGCCACCATTGTTAAATCAGATGCACGAATATGTTAAAGAACAATATGATTCTATTTGGGGTTATGGTTGTGAAACAGATGATGTTGTAGCTAAATACTGGTACACACTTTCAAATGAAATAGGTCGTGATAATGTTATAATAGTAAGCATAGACAAAGACTATAAACAATTTCCTTGCTTGATGTATAACTACCATATTAAACATAAATGTATTTATGATATATCAGAAGAAGAAGCACTATATAACTTCTATGAACAAATGATTATAGGTGATACTGCTGACAACGTAAACTATTGCAAAGGATATGGTAAAAAGTACGCAGAAAAGTATTTAGTTGATTGTAAAACCAAATATGAATATACTAAAAAGATATACCAACTATTTAAAGAAATACACAAAGGAAAAGCAAAGCAAAGATATATTGAATGTTGGAACTTATTAAAATTAAAAACAGAATGAAAGTAACAGATAAAATAACAATAACAAACGAGGATAATATGCTTTTAATGGCACGTTACCCTGATAACTATTTTGATTTAGCAATAGTTGACCCTCCTTATGGGATTAATGTAAGCACAAGAGTTTTTAACGATGGTAAAGATTGGGATAATGAAATACCAACAAAAGAATATTTTGATGAATTATTTAGAGTTTCTAAAAATCAAATAATCTGGGGTGGCAATTACTTTTTAGATTATTTAAAAGCAACACCATCTTATATTATTTGGGATAAAAAAATGACTGACAAACATTTAATGTCAATGTCAGAATTTGCTTGGACTTCTTTTACTACGAAAAATTTAATTTTTAGACAACCTCCCGTAGGAGATAGAGGGTTTTACAATATTGATGGTACAAGAATACACCCAACTCAAAAAAGCATAAAACTGTATGAGTACTGTTTATCAAAATACGCAAAGGAAGGCGATAAAATATTAGATACACATTTAGGTTCAGGTTCAATAGCAATAGCAGCACACGATTATAAATATGAACTAACAGCTTGTGAATTAGATAAAGAATACTATGACAAAGCAATACAAAGAATAACAAACCATACAAATCAACAAAAGTTATTCTAATGGAATACTGCAATGACTTTAAATACGATTTAAAAGTAGGTCAGATAGGTGAACAACTATTAAACGAAATACTTACTTTAAAAACAATAGAAGTTAAACGTGATAGCTGGATATATAAAAGTGGAAACATAGCAATAGAATATGAAAGCAGAAACAAACCATCAGGAATAGCAAAATCAGAAGCAGACTATTGGGCAATTATATTTTCAGGTGATTACAAAGATGAAATAATCTTAATTATAAAAGCAAATAGACTAAAAGAAATTTGTAGAACATATTACAAAAAAGGAAACATAAAAACAATGGGTGATAATAACACTTCAAAATCAATACTAATACCAATAACAGAAATACTAAAATGGAAATAACACAAAGATTAAAAGAAATAATATTACAAGAAACAGACACAGATATAAACATAAGAACAAGAAAGAAAAACACAGTTGAAATAAGAAGTTTATATTGTAATATCTTAAAAGAATTAAAACCAAATAGAACACTACAATCAATTGGCGACACAGTAGATTTAAATCACGCTTCAGTAATTCATTCTTTAAAAATGTATGAAGTATATTCTAAAGATAATAAAGACTTAAAAAAGTTAAAAGATATTATAATGAGTCACTTTATAAAAGTAGATGAAAGACAAATAGAAGAACTTAATGAAGTAGAACAATTGCAGCAAAGAATCTATCAATTAACATTTGACAAAGACAAATTAGAAATAGATTTAAGAAAACAAAAACAAATAAAAAGATATGACTTTGAAATAATAGAAAACTTAAACAATCTATTAGAAGAAACAAAAGATACAATGCAATATGAAATAATAAACGATAGACTAAAAGCATTTTACACAATGAATAAAAACATAAGACTATGAGAAAAGAAACAGAAACATTTATAACTGCAGTAATAGTAGCATTTATAATAATAGTAACAATAATGAGTTTAATAACATCAATAATAATACTATGACACCAAAAGAACAAGCAGAAAACTATATGAAACTTAAAGCAGGTTACATATCAGCAAAAGAAAGAGCACAAATACTATATGATAAATATTCAATAGAATACAATAGACAATTAGTATCAGGTGATATGCAACAATCAGAACACTGGAAAGAAGTAGCACGAGAATTAAGTAAACTATATAAAAACAAATAAGATGCCAGATATAACAATGTGTAGTGGTAACAACTGCGAACTAAGTTCAACGTGTTACAGATATAAAGCAGAACCAAGTCAATATAGACAATCGTATTTTTGTAAACCACCAAATAATAATTTACAATGTGATTACTATTGGGAAATAAAAACTAAAGATGAAACAGAAGATAAAACCGATACACAAATTTAATGGTGGAATAGGTGCAACACTATGTAATACTTGTAGCGTAATAATATCCATAGGATTAACAAAAGAATTATACTGTAATAACTGTAAACCAAAAATAAAATGAAAGCAATATTAGAATTTAATCTACCTGAAGATAACACAGAATATTTAGCAACAGTCAAAGCAATGGATATGGCTAACTTTATATTTGAATTGGTATATAATACAAGAAAAGGTTTAATCAATCAACTAAACGATTCTATTACATCACAGTTTCAACAAGATGGTATAGAAATAGTCTTTGATAAAATATGTGAATTATTAGACCATCATAACATATCAATTGATGAACTGATATAAACAATAAACAAAAATGTTTATTTTTAATTTAATAATAATAACTTTTTTAAATGGAAGATAAAAGAAAAAATAATGGTGGTCATAAATCTGCAGGTAGAAAAACTAAAGTAGAAGAAGCTAAAGTAAATAATATATTTATACAAGCATTAAAAGAATTGTATAGTAAAGATACTGAAGAAGAAACAAAGATTGCATTTGTAAAGAATACTTTAATGGATTCACAAAGAGGTCAATTGTTTATTGCAGAGCATATATTTGGTAAACCTAAAGAAACGATTGAAACTACACACAATCTAAATGACTTTAATATAAAAGATATATTTCAAATTGATAAGTCTAAATAAGAAATACAATCTACTTGGTTCTAATAGTAGGTATTTTGTAATAACAGGTGGAAGGGGTTCAGGGAAATCATATTCTTTGAACTCATTTCTATTGCTATTAACTTATGAAGTAGGACACGTTATATTGTTTACAAGATATACTTTAACTTCTGCAAATGTTTCTATTATACCTGAATTTATAGATAAGATTGAAACAGCTAATTTAAGCCACGAATTTTATATTACTAAAGACGAAATCATAAATAAAAAAACAGGGTCTAAGATTCTATTTAAAGGTATTAAAACAAGTAGTGGAACACAAACTGCAAGTTTAAAATCATTAGCAGGAGTTACAACTTGGGTATTAGATGAAGCAGAAGAATTAAACGATGAAGAAATATTTGAAAAGATAGACTTCAGTATAAGAACTAAAGGAATTCAGAATAGAGTTTTATTAGTATTGAATCCAGCAACTAAAGAACATTTTATTTATAAGAAATTCTTTGAAGATAAAGGAGTTCAAGCAGGAAGTAATTTAATCAAAGGTGATACAACGTACATTCATACAACTTATGAAGATAACATTGAAAACTTATCTGAATCATTTATTAATCAAATAGAGAATATAAAGAAACGTAGACCTGAAAAGTATAAGCATCAAATCTTAGGTGGGTGGTTAGATAAAGCAGAAGGAGTTATATTTACTAACTGGACTATAGGCAAGTATGAACAAGTAGGAACATCAGTATTTGGACAAGATTTTGGTTTCAGTAATGACCCAACAACATTAGTAGAATGTAATATAGACGCTTCTAATAAACGAATTTATATAAATGAACGTTTCTATTTACAAGCATTAACAACGAGTCAAATACACAACTTAAATAAACAACATTGTTTAGATAGTTTAATAGTTGCAGATAGTGCTGAACCAAGACTAATATCTGAGTTACAATCGGCAGGTTTAAATATAGTACCTGCAATTAAAGGTCAAGGTTCAGTTACTTATGGAATAGCATTACTACAAGATTATGATTTGATTATAAGTCCAGAATCAATTAATTTAATTAAAGAATTAAATAACTACAGTTGGTTAGAAAAGAAATCAAATACACCTATTGATAATCATAATCATTTAATAGATGCTTTAAGGTATGCTGTAGGTTACCAATTAGAGAACCCAAACAAAGGAAACTATTTTATATATTAATTAAATAAAACATTATGAGCTACGGACAAATGATTGCCACAATACAATGTTATTTACATCACGTTAAGAATGTAGAAGTAATGATTAACTTACCAAGAAATATAGGTGAAATTAAAAAGATGCAGCAAATGTATTTAATAGCTTCTGCTTATTTGAATAGTTAAAGTTTTGTTAAATGTATTTTATTTAAAACATAATGATTATATTTGCTTATAATTAAAAACAAAAAATATGAAAACATTTAAAGTTGAAGGTTGGTATCGTTACAGTAACGCTAACGAAAAAGATTATATATATGAATCTATAACTTGTACAAGCGTTCAAGTAGCATTACAAATATTTACAGAGAAGTATTCTAATATAAACTTCTTTAAAATATATACAACGGAAAATTAAATCTGGTTAATTAATAATGGAAATTAGACTTACAGAAATGTAGGTCTTTTTTTTGTTTAATACAATTACAACTTTATTTTATTATAATAAAAAACAATAATATGAAGTTAGAAATTAGCATACCAACAGAATTAAATGAAATTAAGTTATCACAGTACCAAGCATTTTTAAAGATAGCTAAAGATAACACAGATGAAGAATTCTTACATCAGAAAATGGTTCAAACGTTTTGTGGTATAGACTTAAAAGAAGTTGCAGAAATAAGATATAAAGAAGTAATAGAAATTACTGAGTCACTTGGTAAAATGTTTGATATTAAAAATCATAAATTTATCAGTAGATTTAAAATGGGTGGTGTTGAATTTGGGTTTATACCTAATTTAGATGATATGACCTTTGGTGAATATACAGACTTAGACACATATATAAACGACTGGGAGCAAATGCATAAAGCAATGGCAGTATTATATAGGCCAATTAAAAAGAATGGCTTAAATGGAATGTATGACATTGAAAAATATAATGGTTCTATAACATATTCTGACGTAATGAAACACGCACCACTTGATGTTGTATTTGGTGCTACTGTTTTTTTTTACACTTTAGGCAACGAACTATTGAAAAGTACGATGACTTATTTGGAGAACAGCAAGGAGATGAAGGATATTCTGCAACAGCACAATTCGGAAAACGGTGGGGCTGGTATAGTTCAATCTATGCTCTTGCTAAAGGAAACGTTACAGACTTTGATAGAATTACCGAATTACCAATTAACCAATGTTTAACATATTTAACTTTTGAAAAGCAAAAGAATCAAATAGAATCAGATTTAATAAAAAGAAATAAATGAGTACATTTTACGAAATAACACAAGCAATAAAGAATCAATTACAAGAAGATATTTTTGTAAACACAGTTACAACTGGTGATATATTTAAAGTTGATTTAAACAAACAAACTATATTTCCTTTGAGTCATATTATAGTTAATTCAGTTAGCTATCAGGGTAACGTTTTAAATTATAACATATCTATTTTAAGTATGGATATAGTAGACGAAAGTAAAGAAGAAGTTACAGATATATTTATAGGCAATGATAACGAACAAGATGTTTTAAATACACAATTAGCAGTTGCAAATAGATTCTTAGAAGTATTAAATCGTGGTTCGTTAGGTGAAGATTACGAACTTGTAAATGGTACTGCATCAATTGAATTCTTTACTGAAAGATTTGAAAATAAAATAGCTGGAGTAACCTATACATTTGATATTGCAATACAAAATTCAATGACTATATGTTAGAAGTAGAAAAGACTATTAAGCGTTTTAGGGATTATGTTATTCAACAGTCAAGAAGTAACCTATCTAAAAGTGGTAAGAATAGTTCTAAAGAATTATATAATAGTTTAAAAGGCGAAGTAGTAACTGAAAACGGATTTACTATTGTAGGATTTCAAATGGCTGATTATGGAGCATTTGTAGACCAAGGTGTTAAAGGTGCAGACCCTTCAAAAGTATCTAAGAACGCAAAGATAACAGGACAACAAGCACCAAATAGTCCTTATAGTTTTAAAACAAAAAGACCACCATCTAAATTTTTAGAAGATTGGGCAAAGCAAAAGAACTTTAGATTGCGAGATAGTAAAGGAAAATTTACGCAAGGTAATTATAAAACAATAGGTATAATTTTAGCAAAGAATGTTTGGGCAAGAGGAATTAAACCAAGTTTGTTTTTTACAAAACCATTTGAAGAAGGATATAAGAAATATATAGATGTTGATTTATTAAAAGCATTTGGTCAAGATATAGAAACAATGGTAGGTTATAATTTAAAAGATATAAAATGAATACAGTAAAAATTTACATAACAGGTAACGAAAATATTCCAGCTTTTACAATTGAAAGCGAAAATACAATTGACTCAAGTCAGTACGTAATTTTGTGGGATTGTAAAGAGGAAATATATATAGATGAAGAATTAATTGAAACAAAATATCATACAGTATGAAAGTAGTAAAAGTTAGAAGCCCATTTATAATTGAAGTAAATGAAGCGGGTGCAATAGGTAGCAAAGTTGAATTATATATTTATCCTTATACAGGTCCATATCCTGCAAGTCCAACATATACACTATCAAAATTAAATCCAAGTACAACACAATTAAAGACATCTTATAATGTTTCTAATTACGTAAAAGAATATATAGATAATATAAAAGCTAATTATCTTAATTATTATGGTGCAAATACAGAACCTAATGATTATGTGCTTTTTAAAGTAAAAAGATATAAATTAGTAGGAACTACTTATACACTTTTAACTGATGTTGATTATATAGGTTTAAATGGATTTACAGATTATACAGAAGGAAATCAAAACCCAGGTACTTCATTTGTAAATCTTTTAACAAATACAAATATTAATAATTACTATTATAAACAAACTACATACCCAAATGATTTAATTCAATATGTAAACTTATTATTTGATAAAACAACTACGAATACAACTATTGTAAATATAAAATACGAAAGAATTGATGGTGTTGTTTATAATAACAATTCAGATTTGGCAGTTGGTTTTGCAGGTATTTTTAATATAAAACTTCCAATTACTTTAGCTAAATTAGATTCAAATTTTATTAACGGTTGTAAAGTCACAATCACATACACACCTGCTGCAGGAAGTCCTATAGTTAAATCATTTTATACATACCCAATTGAAGAATGTAAATACACTCCAGTACTTTGTGACTTTATAAATAGATACGGAGGTTGGCAAACAATTACTTTTTTCAAGGCTCAGACAAATGCTGTAAGTGTAAAAGGTTCGGAATATAATTTACTTCCTGATGCAATTGATTATAATATATATAAAGGGCAAAGCAAAGTTTTTAACATAAACGGAACACAAACTGTTAAATTAAATACGGGTTGGGTTGATGAAAATTACAATGAGTTAATAACTGATTTGTTATTGAGTGAAACTGTATTATTGGATAATAAACCCGTAAAAGTTAAAACACAATCACATACTTACAAAACACAATTAAAAGATAAAATGATAAACTTTGAAATTGATTTTGAATATGCTTTTGATTTAATAAATGACGTTGTATGATAGTAGTAGGAATATACATAAAGAATTTATCTACATTAGAATATGATAGGGTTGAGTTATTTGCTGACGAAAAAATAAGCGTTACAAGTTCTATTCAAAACATAAATGATATAGGTAAAACATACACTGATTTTAGCCAAACATTTACAGTTCCAGCTACTAAAAACAATAATAAGATTTTCAAACATTGGTATGAAAATTCAAATGATAATGGATTTAGCACATTAGTTAAAGCAGATGCGTATATTGAAATAGATACTATACTTTTTAGAAGTGGTAAGATACAGTTAGAAAGTGCGAATGTAAAAAATGGTAAACCACAAGATTACAGTATTACTTTCATAGGTATGTTAGGAAGTTTAAAAGATAAATTTGGTGGCAAAAATTTAAATGTAATAGATTTATCTTCAAGTACAATTTCTTACAACGGAACAATAGTTAAAAACAGAGTTCAAAATACAGGTACATTTAATGTTAGATTTCCATTAATATCTTCTGATAGATTATGGGCAGAAACAGGAACAACGCAAAATGTAACAACTACTGGTGGTGCTATAAGTTATTTAGAATTATTTCCTGCTATAAAATTAAATAAAATATTTGATGCTATTGGTGCTTATTCTGGAGTTACTTTTAATGGCAACTTTTTATCTGATGCAAGATTTACAGATGCATTTTTATATTTAAAAAACGCTGAGCAATTTACATTAAAAACATTGCCTACTGTAATTGATTTTACTACAACTTCGGGAGATATAACATTTGCAACATTTAATACTACAACTGACAAAGCAACATTATCTAATTACGATGCACCAGTTGGAAATACTTATGTATCAGCATCAATTGATTTCAATATAAAATTTACTGTTGCAAATCTTGAATTTAATATTTTAGTTTATAAAGATGGAGTTTTACAAAATACATTTACTAAATTAACAAAAACAGCATTAACATCTTATAGAATCTTTAATACTACTTCGCCTATTGGTGATTTCGCAGGAGTATATAATTATGTAATTACAGCTGAAGAACCAGTATCATTTACTGATGTAAATATAAAATATAATTATACCTATGAAAATGATATTACAAGCGTACAAACAACAAAAATATTAACAGTTACAAAACCAACAGCACCAACCGTAACTACAACTTCAAATATAGATTTATCATCTTATATTCCTGATATAAAAATAGAAGATTTCTTTAGTGGTATTTTAAAACAATTTAATTTAACTTGTTATTCAGAAACTGCAAATGTTTATACTATAAATACTATTGAAACTTATTATTCATTAGGAACAATTAAAGACATTACAAAGCATATTAAATCTGATAGCGTAAATTTAAATAGGTCAAAAACATATAAGAAAATAAATTTTGATTACGAGAAAAGCAATTGTTTTTTATCACAAAAATATCTTTCAAATAATGGTGTTGAGTATGGAAATTTAAAAGCTGACTTAGGAACTGAAGGCGAAGATTATGCTGTGAAATTACCATTTGAAAATTTATTGTTTTCAAAGTTTACAAATCAAGATTTACAGCTTGGATATTGTTTAGATAGTAATTATCAACCATATATTCCTAAGCCAATTATATTATATAATTATGGTATTGTAAGTTCAAGTTTTTATATAAATGATGGTTCTGCCGATTATTTATTAACTAATTACAATGCATTTGGACAAGATTTATTAGTAAGTGGAATTAACTATTCTTTAAATTTTGGTTCAGACATTAGTAGCTTATTATTATATCCAATAGAAAATAGTTTATACAATCAATATTACGAAAAATATTTAGTTAATATATTTAACTATAAAGCACGTTTAATTAAGGTTAGTGCTATACTACCAACATCAATATTAACTACGCTTAAATTGAATGATAGACTTATAATAAGAGATAAAAGATATATTATAAATTCATTCACAACGGATTTAACAACAGGTGAAGCATCGTTTGAATTATTAACTGACTTAAGAACATTATGATAAAACACATTTTAGAATTATTAGCATTGCACGAACATTACGGACAAAGCGAAGTAATAGAAATAGCGAAAGGAAAATATAAATTAATAACTACTTGGAGTCAAGTATTTGAACAAATAAAAAGACAATGGAGAATAAGGTAGTTACATTAAAAATAGAAAGCAATTTAAATAGTATAACTAAAGACGTTAAAAAATTAGGTAATACTTTTGAAGATACTGCTGACGAAATAAAAGGCATACAGCAATCAACTAAAAGTGCTGAATCAGGAGTTAAATCTTTGGCTGATGGATTTAAAGGAATGGGCTTAGCTATTAAAGCAATCGGTATTGGTTTAGTAATGGAGGCTTTTAATTTATTTAAAGAAGTCTTAGGTAAGAATCAAAAAGTAGTAGATGGTTTTAATACCGTTATTGGTGCTTTATCTATTGCGTTTAATGATTTGTTTGGTTTTGTTTTTGATAATTTCCCTACAGTAATTAAAATCTTTAAAGATGTATTTGAAAACCCTACTACCTATTTAAAAAAGTTTGGTGATTTAGTTAAAGAAAATTTAATTGAAAGATTTAATTCGTTTTTAGATACTATAGGTTACGTTGGTGAATCAATTAAAAAAGTATTTGAAGGTGATTTTGCAGGTGCTATGGAATCTGTAAAGAAAGCAGGTAAAGAATCATTAGATGTTTTAACAGGTGTTAATAATTCATTTGATAAAGGTAAGAAAATAGTTGGTGATGCTGCTGCTGCAATTGGTAACTATGCAATAAAAACTTTAAAAGCATCTGAAGCAAATGTTAATTTACAAAATTCTGCTTTAATAGCTGCTGCTGAACAAGCTAAATTAGTTGAAAAGTATGATGCTGATGCTGAAAAGTTAAGAAAGATTAGGGATAATGATTTGTTATCAGTTAAAGATAGAATAAAAGCAAATGATGATTTAAAACAAGTTTTAAAAAATCAATCAGATGCAATGAAAACACTTGCGGCTAAACAAGTAGAAGCAGCAGAAGCAACTTATAAATTAAATGATTCAACAGAAAATCACGTTGCATTAATAAACGCACAAGGAAACGCTTTAGGTGTTGTTGCACAAATAGAAGGATTAACAAGTGAACAAGAATCTAATAGGGTATCATTAAAAAAAGAATTAAATGAATTAGACCAAACCAAATTAGAAAATATAAATGCTTTAACAATTGAGCAAAAGAAATTTAATGAAACTTTAGAAAATGATGAATTAAAAAAACTTGAAAATCAAAGGTTAAATTTAGAAGAAGAAAAAAGAATTGAACTTTTAAGATTACAAGATAAAATAAATAAAGCTGCTGAAGGTACAAAAGCAAAATTAGATGCTGAAAATGAATATGCAATTAAAACTCAAGAAATTGATAACGCTTTAACAACTAATAAAAAAGCTATTGCTGATGAAGAAATAAAAATTGAAAAAGCAAAAGCCGACCAAAAGAAAGCTATACAAGATGCTGAATTTGCTTTAGCATCAGGGGCTGTTAATTTTTTAAAAGAAATTGGTGGTAAAAGTAAAGCAATTCAAAAAGCGGCTATTATTGCTGAAAATGCAATAGGTATAGGTAAAATGATTATTGCTAATAACGCTGCTAATATTGGTGCGTTAGCAACACCACAAGCAATTGCATCAAGTGGAGTTTCTGCTATTCCTGTTATAGCAATGAATAATATTACAACTGCATTAGGTGTTGCAACTACAATAGCGGCAACTGCAAAAGCATTAAGTGCTGTTGGTGGTGGTTCTGCAGGTAGTGCTGGTTCTGTTGGTGGTGGTATGTCTGCTTCTGCTGCTCCTTCATTTAACGTTGTAGGTACTTCAGGAACAAATCAATTAGCACAAACAATAGGTTCACAACAACAACAACCTATTAAGGCTTATGTAGTAGCGAATGATGTAACAACTCAACAAGGCTTAGATAGAAATATAGTACAATCAGCAAGTATTGGATAATTAAAACAAATAAAAATTAAATTAATTATAATTAAAAAAATATAATATGAGAATAGTTGAATTAATAATAGACGAAACTGAAAAGTTAAACGGAATAGAGGCGGTGTCAATCGTTGAATTTCCTGCCATAGAGTCCAATTTCATTGCATTAAGCGAACATTTAGAACTTGCAAAAGTAGATGATGAAAAAAAGATTTTAATGGGAGCTGCATTAATACCAAATAAAAACATTTATCGTAGAAATGGTAATGATGAATATTATATTTTCTTTTCAGAAGATACAGTACGCAAAGCAAGTGAATTGTTTTTAATGAATTCAAATCAAAACAACGCTACATTAGAACACGAAAAGAAACTAAAGGATTTAACTGTAGTTGAATCTTGGATAGTTGAAGATGTAGATATGGATAAATCTAAAAAGTATGGCTTAAATGCACCCGTAGGCACTTGGATGGTATCTATGAAAGTAAACAATGAAGCTATATGGAATGACTTTGTTAAAACAGGAAAAGTTAAAGGCTTCAGCATCGAAGGATATTTTTCGGACAAATTAGAAATGAGTTTAGAAATTGCAAAAGAACAAGAACTATTAGATAAAATAAAATCAATTATAAATAATGCTGAAATTAATAAATAAAATTATGGGACAAAAAACAAGTTCACCAAAAGGTGGTAAAAGAGGTTGCGTATGTAAAGACGGAACATACAGTTCAAAATGTTGCAATGGAGAATTATCAGAACAAGGAATTGGTGCTTTGACAAATCAACAAGTTGTTGTAACAACTAACACCGATAACACAAGAACTATAACTAATGTAAGTTCGTAATTTATAACAAATATAAATAAAAGTAATTAATAAAAAAAAAGTAATATGACAACTGAAAAATTAGTAATGAATTCTTTGTTTGGAAAAACAGAATTAGCATCACAAAAAATTGAATTAGCTTTAGTTGATGATTTTAATAAAGACTATCAAAAACTAAATGATGTTTTTTTTAAAGCAGAAACAAACGTAGTTGATTACAATGAATTATCAAATAAAATAGCAAGTGATTTTAATTCAGCAGGTTCAGTTTTATTAAGTGCAAATAAAAAATTTGAAGATGTATTAAAATCTGCAAAAGATTTAGGAATTGATTTACCTGCACAAATAAAAAATCAAGGTGAAGCATTAAAACTTTATGCTAAAGATATAGATTATTATGTTACTAAATTAAAAAGTAATAAAATAGCTTTAAGAAACGGATAATAATAAATAAGTAAATTAAGTAAATATGAATGTAATTAATGAAATCAAAACTCTTTTGGGTATGGAAGTAAAACTTGCTCAAATGAAACTTAAAGATGGTGTTACAGTAATCGAAGCAGATGCTTTTGAACCTGAACAAGCTGTTTTTATAGTAAACGGTGAAGAACGTATTGCAATGCCAGTTGGTGAATACGAACTTGAAGATGGAATGATTTTAGTAGTAGCCGTTGAAGGTATTATTGCTGAAATTAAAGAAGCTGCAGTTGTTGAAGAAGAAGCACCTGAAACAGAAGTTGAAGTTGAAGTTGAAGCACAAGCTGAAACAGTTGCAACTCCTAAAAGAATTGTTGAATCAGTTTCTAAAGAAATGTTCTTTGCTGAAATTGAAAAACTAAGAACTGAAATTGCTGAATTAAAATCAGTAAAACAAGAATTAAGTTCAGAAGTTGTTGTTGAACCATTAACACACTCACCTGAAGTTAAAAATGAAGTTAAACTAAATAAAATATCAACTAACCGCCAAATGACGACACAAGATATCGTTATGGCAAAACTTTTTAATTAATAAATTATGGCTACTACAACTAATGTGACGACTACGTATGCTGGAGAATTTGCTGGAAAATACATTTCTGCTGCATTATTATCAGGTTCTACTATTGCAAATGGTGGAATCGAAGTTAAACCAAATGTAAAATACAAAGAGGTTATCAAGAAAATTGCTACTGATTCAATCGTAGCTAATGCAACTTGTGATTTTACTTCTACTTCTACAGTTACTTTGACTGAAAGAATTTTGACCCCTGAGGAATTCCAAGTAAATCTTGAATTTTGTAAAAAAACGTTTAAATCGGATTGGGAAGCCGTTCAAATGGGATATTCTGCATTTGATAACTTGCCACCTGCTTTTGCTGATTTTATTTTAGCACACGTTGTTGCTAAAGTTGCAGAAAAAATGGAAAACAATATTTGGAAAGGTGTTAATGCTACTGCAGGTGAATTTGATGGATTTGTAACATTGGCTACTGCTGATGCTGGAGTTATTGATGTAGCTTCTCCTATTGCTGGTGGAATTACTGCTGCAAATGTTATCGGTGAACTTGGGAAACTTGTTGATGCTATTCCTGCTGCATTGTACGGAAAAGAAGATTTATATCTTTATATTTCACAATCTGTAGCTCGTGATTATGTTCGTGCTCTTGGTGGATTTGGTGCAAGTGGATTAGGTGCTAACGGTACAAACGCACAAGGTACACAATGGTTTAACAATGGTTCACTTTCTTTTGATGGTGTTAAAATCTTTGTTGCAAATGGATTGGCTAACGATTATATGATGGCTGCTCAAAAATCTAACTTATATTTTGGAACAGGTTTATTAGCTGACCACAACGAAGTTAAATTAATTGATTTAGCAGATATTGACGGTTCAGAAAATGTAAGAGTTGTAATGAGATTTACAGCTGGTGTTCAATACGGAATTAGTTCTGATATCGTTCTTTACACACCTGCAGCATAATTATTATAAATAGGGGTGTAAAAACCCCTTTTTATTAATTTAAAAAAGTAGATAACTACTTGATTATTAACAATTTAAATATAAAACGGGATGCCTTGTGATATTTCTTTGGGACGTGCTGAACAATGCAAAAATAGCGTTGGAGGCTTAAGAGCTGTATACTTCATTAATTGGGGTGATGCAACAGCTGTAACTTATTCTGCAACTGCAGGACAAGAAGATGTTATAACTGGATTAGGTGGAACTCCTATTGGTTATAAATATGAATTGAAGGGAACTTCAACTTTTGAACAAACTGTAACAAGTTCAAGAGAAAACGGAACTACATTTGTAGACCAAAAATTAAGTTTGAGTTTAGCTAAATTAACTATTGCAGATAATAAGCAACTTAAATTACTTAGTTACGGAAGACCTCAAGTTATTGTTGAAGATAACAATGGTTCTTTCTTTATGGCAGGTTTAACAAAAGGTATGGACTTAGTAACTGCAACTATTTCAAATGGTGCTGCTATGGGTGATATGAGTGGGTATAAAATGGAATTTCAAGGAATGGAGCCTGTTGCTGCTAACTTTGTAACTGGACCATTAACTACAGGTATTTTAGCTTCTATTGTTGAAGGTACTGTAGCATAATTTTATTATTTGTTTTTTTTAAAAGGGGTTTATGGTTAAAGTAAATCCCTTTTTTTAAACAATAACTTTTAAATATAAAAAAATGAGTGAATTAAAAACGGTAATGAATAAATTATTCAAAACTGAATTATCAATTCAAAAAGTTGAACTTGCTTTAATTGATGATATTGAAAAAATATTAGATGGTGCATTATCTAAACAAAGAAATTTAATTGCTTCAGGTTTAAAAATATCTGAAGGATTATTAGCATTAACTTCTGATTATCAGAAAACATTAAGTATGGCTATTCAAGCAGCAAATATGGCAAAAGAATTAGGTATTACTGATGCTGAAAAATTGTTTAGAGTTAGAGCATCTGAAGCAAAAGATTATCTTGATGTTGTAGGTAAAGTTTCTAATCAAATTGATTCTGCTTTACGTTCTATATAATTAATAAAAAAAGGGTAACTTAATTGCTACCCTTTTCTTTTTGTGATTCTTCCATTATTAACCGCATATTAGTTATTTCAAGTCGAAGATTACTTATAATATTTTCCGAAGCTTTTAATTTACCTTCTGCACTATATTTATATCTATCTAAAGATTTATTTTCTATTTTTAAATCTACTATTTCTTCTATTAAATATTTTACTACTTCTTTCATAATTTTTTTACATTAATTTATTTAAGTTAAACACAAATTGACTACCATCTTCAAACCTAAACAAGCCAAAGTTTTTATTTGTTTGTATTAAAGTTCCTATTGTATTATTCCAAAACTTATACTTTGTTCCTATTTCCATTTTTTTTGTTTTAAATTGTTTTGACAAATATATAAAACTTTATAATACAAAACTTACTTTAACAAATATTTAACTATTAAAACAATTCTTATTTATATTTATTATAATTAAAAATATTATATGATAATTTTAAAAGAGCAAATAGAATCACAAACTATAAAATTCATACCGAGATTTTACTCGGCAGATACTCTTATTTTAAGAAACGAAACAACTAATATTTCAGTTACATTAAATCCTACATTTGTAGTTGATGGATATTATTTAAAATGTGATTTAGCTTTAGATTTAAAAGAAAATACTTTTTATAATTTAACTATTTTAAGTACACCTTTACCTTTTACTGCTGACAATGGAATTAAAACAGCTGATAATAATATATTAACTGCAGATATGACACAATTTAGTAGTGAAAATTCTTTAATTTATAGAGATAAAATCTTTTGTACAAATCAAAACAAGAATAACTATACAGTTAATGAGAATCAATACATAGAGAACGTTACAACAAACGAATTTAAAATATATGAGTAATATATCAATTGTAAATTTAAGTGCTTATACAAGCCCTACAATACAAGAAAACAAGAAAAATAACTATATTGAATATGGTGCTGATAATAATTACTTTCAATACTTAATTGATAGGTATTTATATAGTGCTACAAATGGTGCTATTATTACAGGTGTTTCTAATATGATTTATGGTAAAGGATTAGATGCTTTAGATTCTAATAAAAAGCCTAATGAATATGCACAAATGAAATCTATTATAAAAGATTCTGATTTAAAGAAAATAGCTTTAGAACGCAAACTTTTAGGAATGGCTGCTATGCAAGTTGTAATGGAAAAGAAACAAGTTAAACAAGTGCTTCATTTCCCTATGCATACATTAAGAGCAGAAAAATGCAATGACAAAGGACAAATAGAAAATTGGTATTATCACCCTGATTGGACTAAAAAGAAACCAAGTGAAGAATTAAAACGTATTCCTGCTTTTGGTTTTGGTAACGGAAATGAAGTTGAACTTTATATTTTACATCCTTACGTTAGTGGATTTGATTATTATAGTCCAATAGATTATAGTGGTTCTTTGCCTTATGCTTTGCTTGAAGAAAACATTGCAGATTATCAAATTAATGATTGCCAGAACGGTTTTAGTGGAACTAAAGTTATCAATTTTAACAACGGTATTCCTACTGAAGAAATGCGTGATAAAATGAAACGTGATGTACTTGGTAAATTAACAGGTGCAAGAGGTGAAAAAGTTATCATTGCTTTTAATGCTAATGCTGAAAGTAAAACTACAGTTGAAGATTTACCTTTAAATGATGCTCCTGCACATTACGAATATTTAAGTAAAGAATGTTTTGAAAAATTAATTGTAGGTCATAGAGTTACTTCACCTATGTTATTAGGAATTCGTGAAACAGGTGGTGGCTTAGGTAACAATGCAGACGAAATAAAGACTGCTACGCTATTATTTGACAACATAGTAATAAAACCATATCAGTTAGAAATAACTGATGCCTTAGATGAAATTTTAGCTATTAATAATATATCATTAAAGTTATATTTTAAAACTATCCAACCATTAGAATTTGTAGATATATCAGGAATGAACGCAGAAACAACAGAAGAAGAAACTGGTGTTAAAATGAGTTCAGATAGTAACGCTGATTTATTAATTGAAAAAGGAGAAACTTTAGGTGATGAATGGTTTTTAATTGATGAAACTGAAGTAGATTATGAAACTGAAGATGAATTAGATTTAGAAATTGAAACTTTAAATAATAAAAAGAAAAGCACATTATCTAAAATGTGGCAATTTATTACTTCTACAGGAACTGCAAAACCAAACGCTAAAAGTCCTGAGCAAGATAAAGTTATTGATGGTGTTCAATTCGTTACAAGATATGTTTATAGTGGTGATTTAACAGGTGAAAGACAATTTTGCAATAAAATGTTAAGAGCAGATAAAGTATATCGTAAAGAAGATATAGTTGCAATGGAAACACAAGTTGTTAATTCAGGATTCGGTCCTAAAGGTTCTGATTCTTATTCTATATGGTTATACAAAGGCGGAGCAAGATGCAATCATAAATGGTTAAGAAGAACTTATGCTAATTTTGATGGTGTTAAAATTGACCCTACAAATCCAAATGCAAAAGCTATTAGTTCTGCAACTGCTGAAAAATATGGTTATAGAATTAGAAACGATAAAGAAGTAGCAATGAAACCAAGTGATATGCCTACAAAAGGATACACACAAGAGTATTGGGATAAAATGGGATATACAAATTAATAAGATATGGCACAAGGTTTATTTATAAGTACAAACGATATAGTTAAATTCACTGTTTTAAATGGTAATTTAGACCCTGATATTTATACACAGTATATTTTTCAAGCACAACAGTTGCACATTCAAAACTATTTAGGTACAAAGCTATATAACAAGATTAATGATGGTATTGTAGCAGGTAATTTAGCAGCACCATATACAACGCTTTTAAGCGTATATATTAAACCAATGGTAATACATTGGGCTATGGTAGAATTTTTACCTTATGCAGCGTATAAAGTATCTTCAAAAGGAGTATTTAAACATAATTCTGAAAACAGTACAACAGTTGAAAAGAATGAAATTGATTTCTTAATTGAAAAAGAAAGAGATGTTGCACAAAGTTATACAAATAGATTCATTGATTATATGACTTTTAATCAATCTTCATTTCCTGAATATAATAGTAATTCAAATGCTGATGTATATCCAGATAAAGATAGTGCGTTTGTTGGCTGGGTTTTATAATAATATTATGAGTGTAAAAGAAACATATAAACCGAAAGAAGTAAACGTTAAGAAATTAGAAATTTTTTTAAATAAATTAGATAAAAGAAATGATACAAGTAATTAATATAGGAACAACTGCAAATGATGGTACTGGTGATACAGTAAGAAATGCATTTGATAAAGTTAATGATAATTTTATTGAAGTTTCAAAAGGCTTATATGCACAAACTGCTTTAGGCACTCCTGTAGTTTATGCTCCAAGTGGTGGACAAAAAGACTTAATTGGAACAGGTGTAGGAAGTTTGGTTATTCCTGCTAATACACTTAAAATAGGTGATTCATTTGCTGCTAAAATGTGTGGTAATTTAACTAACACAAATAATCAAATATTGCACTTTAGAATTAAATCAAACGGGGTTGTTATTATAGATGCTTTAGAATATACTTTAGCGACAGCTACAAATAAAATATTTGATTTAATATTAGATTTTACAATAACAAAAATAGGTGGCGCAGGAGTTGCTGAATTATTTGCAAACGGAAGTTTTACATATAACAAAGATGCTTCAAATGCAATTGAAGGCATAAATTTTGGATTAGTAAGTAATACTGTTTTTAATACAACTGTAAGTAATACACTAACAATTACAGCAGAATGGATAACTAATAATGCTGCTAATTCAATACGTTCACAAAATTTCACATTAACTAAAGTTTATTAATTATGTCAGACTGGGGACAAGGAGCAAATAATAACAATATAGGTTGGGGTCAAGGTGCTTTTAATAATATTATATCTTGGGGTAAATCACATTATGTTAGTTGGAGTGGTGAAACAGATATTGTAGGAAATGAAGGTGGTATAACTACAAATTTTAAAGCAAGAGTTTTAGCTGATTCAGGAATATTTGAAGCACAATCTTGTTTATTAGCAACATTAGAAAATTTAGATAAGATATGAGTTTATTAGATAAAGCGAGTTTGGTTATAACACCAAATGCAGTAAAAACTGGGAAATTGTATTCAGTAGTTCCAAACACTACTTTAGGCGATATGACTGTAGTTCGTGGTACAATAGCAACGAGAGTAAATAGTGCGGGTTTAATTGAAAGCGTAGGAGTTAACATTCCACGAATAGATTACACAAACGTAAGTTGTCCTACTTTATTGGTAGAACCACTTAGAACTAATTTAGCTTTAAATAACGATGGAAATTTAAGTACATATCCAACAGCTATAAATGTAACTAACGCATCAAGTTCTTTTAATTCTTTTGTTAATGCAATACAATTTCCAAACACGGGTTTAGCCTTAGCTTATAAGTCAGTTTCTACAACAGTTCAAACTTATGCTATTTCTGCTTTTATAAAAATGGATGATAATTCAGTTCCAATACTTTCAGCGAGTGCAACAACTGGAAACGTATGTTTAGTTATAGCAGGTAATGTTGCTACAAATAATTTAAAAGTTGAAAGTTATGGTAACAATGTTTATAGATTAAGTGCAACCGCAACAAGTTCAGGAAGTAATAATAATAATGGTGTGCTTAGATACGACACACAAGTATTAAAATCTTTTAAAATTACAGGAATACAATTAGAAGTAGGCTCATACGCCACTTCATACGTGCCAACTGTAGCTGCTTCAGTAACTCGTAATGCTGATGTAATATCTAAAACAGGAATAAGTAGTTTAATAGGGCAAACAGAAGGTACTATTTATTATGAATTTTCTGCTCCTCTTGTAGAAAATATTACAAGAGCATTAAGTGTAAGTGGTTCTGATACTAATAATAGAATTAATATTTCAACTTTTTCAAGTTCAATTTTTGTTCGTGTAGATGTTGGAGGTGCTAATCAAGTAAATTCAAGTGCGGTAATAACAGTTACTAATATGAATAAAGTTGCTTTTAGATATAAGGCTAATGATTTTTCATTATATGTTAATGGTGTAAATGTAATTACAGACACGAGTGGAATAACTTTCCCTGCAGCAACATTAGATAGATTTAGTAATATTCAACCTGATTCTTCGTCGCCTTTCAATGGTAATATTAAACAAGTTACATTTTTTAAAACTGCTTTGTCAAATTCTGAGCTTGCACAATTAACAACTATATAATATGAATATTTTTAAACTTAATTACACAGACAAAGACACTGCAATAGCTGATTTGATAGCTAAAGGAGTATATGTTGAAACAGAAAAAGGACTTATTTACGGGCAAGGTATTCACGCAATTGTTGAAATTGGTAAAATAGTTTTAACAAATGGAACATACGATGCTGATTTTAAAGAATTAACTGCTCCGATATTCGCTGATGGATATGCTTACGATGTAATGTCAGATATAGAATATAATTTTGAAAGTGAAATATTTCCAACTAATCCAGTACACGGTTTTGCTGGATGTGAAGCAATTATAGATGAGCAAGGAGCAATTTGATATAATATTAAGTAAATGGATTTCACGCAAGTTACTTGTTTTTATGGTAGCTTGTGGAGGTTTATTTAGCGGTCAATTAACCTCAAGTGATTGGGTTATAATTGCAACTGCTTACATAGGAATTGAAGGAATTACAACAATAGTAGAAAGATTAAGAAAATGATTGATAATTTAAAAATTTATTTATTGAATACAGGTGTATTTTTGTTTTCATTAAGTAAAGCAGAAGCAAATTTAAAAATAGTTTTACTATTAGTTTCAATAATATACACAGGTATGAAAATATTTGATTGGTTAAAAAGCAAAAAAGATGAAGTTAAATAATTCTGGCTACCTTTTAATTACAGAGTTTGAAGGATATAGTGCAAAGCCTTATTTATGTTCTGCAAAAGTACCGACAATAGGATATGGTAACACATATTATACTGATGGTAAACGTGTGACAATGTTAGACAAAGAGGTAAACAAACAACAAGCGTTTGAAATGTTTAAAGTAATTGCTGATAGATTTGCTTCTAAAGTTTCTAATTTAGTTAAAACACCTTTAAATCAAAATCAATTTAATGCTTGTGTATCTTTAGCATATAATATAGGAATGGCTAATTTTATGAATAGTACACTTTTAAAATTAGTGAATAAAAATCACAATGACATTTTAATTGGCTTAGAATTTAAGAAGTGGAATAAAGTAAATAAAAAAGTAGTTGCAGGTTTAACAAGAAGAAGAAATTATGAAAGCGATATATATTTTAGTTAGTTTAATTTTATTTAGTTGTGGTTCACGCAAAGTAAATATATCTAATTTAGAAATAAAAAAAGATAGTTTGTCACAAATAGATACTAAAATTGTTACAAAAGAAATTTTTAAAAATGAAATTAAGAATGATATTTTAATTGAAGAATTTACTATTAAACCATTTGATACTTTAAAAGATATTGTAATAAACGGTGTAAATTATAAAAATGCTATTATAAGCTATAAAAAAGTAAAAGATAATACTTTACATATAAATAATAAAATAACATCTAAAATCAAACATAAACAACAAAATACCAATGTTTCAATAATAAAAAAAGAATTTAAAAAAGTAACAGATAAAAAATTTAATTATTTGTTATTGCTTTGGCTTTTATTAATTCCTATTCTATATTTAATTTATCGGTTTTGGATATTTAAGTTTTTTGTATAGTCGCCTTCACCACACTTTGTTCTACTTATTTTGTTTTTGTAAACTTTTTTTAAATTTTCTTTAGTTTCTTATTTTGTTTTTTAAAAATCTTATTTGTTTGTTGCGAACAAGGCAAAGTTATAGAATTAAAATTAAAAAGATTCTGTTTTTTTAAAAAATTTATTAACACGATTGTTAATATCTTAAATTTATATTTGTATATGAAGAAATGTGTAAAATGTAATATAGAAAAAAATTTAACCGAATTTATAAAACAAAAAAGAAATAAAGATGGTTATAGAAATGATTGTAAAATTTGTGCAAAAGAATATTTTAAGGAATATTATTTAAAAAATTTAGAAAATATAAAAACTAAAACAAAAGAATATCAATTAAATAATTTAGAAAAAATAAAAGAATATAATTTTAATAATAAAGTAAATAGAAATAATAGAGATAAAAAAAGAAAATTAGAAAATCCATTGTTTAAATTAAGATGTAATATAAGAACGAGAATATGTAGTTCAATAAAAAATAATGGTTATACTAAAAAATCAGTATCACATAAAATATTAGGATGTAGTTTTGAAAAATTTAAACAACATTTAGAAAAACAATTTACTAAAGGTATGACTTGGGAAAATGCTGGTAAATGGCATCTTGACCATATTTATCCTGTATCATTAGCAAAGACAGAAGAAGAACTTATAAAGTTAAATCATTATACTAATTTTCAACCTTTATGGGCAATTGACAATATTATTAAAGGAAATAAGATATAAATGGCTAAAGAAATAAAAAGAAGTACGCTTGTTAAAAAATTAGATACTATATTTAGTATTTATATTAGAAGAAAAGATTCTGTAAATGATATTGCAGAGTGCGTTACTTGTGGTAAAAAAAGTCATTGGTCAAAACTTCAAAATGGTCATTGGGCAAGTAGAAGGCATTATTCAACTCGATGGGATGAACAAAACTGCAACGTTCAATGTGCAGGTTGCAATGTATTTAGAGCAGGTGAAATTTACTTATATACTAAATATCTTTGTTCAAAATATGGTGATAACTTTCCTGAAGAAATGTATATTAAATCACATAAAGTTGTTAAATTTGCAGACGTAGATTTGCAAGATATGATAGAATACTATACTAATAAGGTTACGTACTTAGATAGCATACCATAAGCACTGCTTTTAAGTCTTTTTTTGTTTTTGTTTTTCTTTGTTTTAAAAGGCTACTGTAAAAGGTAGCTTTTTTTATTTGTTAAAGTTTTGTTAATGTAGTTTTATATTCAAAAAACAGTTATATATTTGCATAACAATAACAATTAAAAACAAACATAAACAAACATTATGAAACAACATTTAAAAGATTTCGCATTATCATTAGCCTTTATGGTTACACTTACATTAATTTATTTAACACTAACTTTTTATTTTTTATAATATGAAAGATTTAACAGATTTCCAAAGGTTTCAAATACAAAGTTTACAAGCAAGAATTTGCGAACTTGAAAACATTAACAATCAATTAGCAGAATATTGCTTTGAAGCATTAACAGATGAAATTACATCAGAATATAAAACTGTAATTAAAAAAGAAATTTATAACTTAAAATCAAATTAAAATGAAATATAGAATAATTGAAAAAGCAAATGGTTATTTTATACCACAAGTTAAATTTGGTTTTGGTTGGGATTGGAATAACCTTGACAAAGATTTATACAATTGGTATATAGAAACAAATTATTGTAAATTTGAAACGTTTTCAGAAGCATTAGCAATAATTGAAAAATATAAAATACAAATAGAAGAAGATAAAATAATTAAATACTATAAAATAAATTAAAATGGAATTAACATTAAACCAAAAACTGTCTTTAATTCAAAAAGAATTTAAAGCAAACAAATCAAAATTCAATTCATTTGGGAAATATAACTTTAGAAGTGCTGAAGATATATTAGAAGCATTAAAACCTTACAATGAAAAATACCAAGTAAACTTTACAATAACAGAATCAATGGTAGAATCACAATTTTTACAGTTCCCAATGTTACGTTCAGTAGTTGCAATAAGCGATGATTTAGACACATTAACTGCTTCAGCTATAGTTGGTGTAGATTTAGAACAAAAAGGAATGCAAATGCCACAAAAGTTTGGTTCTGCAAGTTCATACGCTAAAAAATATGCATTGGGTAACTTATTACTTATTGATGATACACAAGATGCTGACGCAACTAACAAAGGTGATAATAAATGGTTAAATTTAAATACACCTGAATTTAAAAAAGCAGTTGAATACATTAAAGGCGGTGGTTCTGTTTCTGCAATAGAAGCTAAATATAAAATGACTAAAGAAGTTAAAGACGAATTAAGTAAATAATAAAACTGAATAGCTGACAACAGTAAAAAAAGGTAAGCAAATAAAACAAATAATATGAGTGCATTAATTAATTTAAGTTTAAGAGTAGACAAATTACCAAAAGAAAAATTTGTAAGTGGAAAAGATGGAGCAGTTTATTATAACTTCACAATTGGAGTTAATGATGATTCTAACCAGTACGGACAAAATGTTTCTGCAACTGATTCACAAACAAAAGAAGAACGTGAAGCAAAGAAAGCTAAAACATATCTTGGAAATGGTAATGTTGTCTGGACAGATGGTAATATTAAAGTTGCTGATAAAAAAGTAGAAGCAACTGCAAAAGAAGTAGAATCGGATTTACCGTTCTAAAAATTAAAAACTATAAATCGGCAGTAAACTAAATTTGCTGCCGAAATATAGAAACAAAGAAACAAATGAAAACAGTTAATAGCATATCAGGTGGTAAAACTTCTTCATATTTAGCCAAACATTATCCAGCAGATATAAATATATTTTCTTTAGTTCGTATTGATGATAAAGATAATTTATGGATGAAAGGTAAAGATGAAAAGACAAGGCAAATAGTTTCTGATAAATTAGGAAAAGAATTTATAGGTACAGCTGAAATGGATGAAATAATATATACCATTTTAGATTTAGAACAGTTTATAGGTTCAGAAATAACTTGGGTAACTGGAGATTCATTTGAAGAAATAATCAAAAAAAACTATGGTTATTTACCTAACAAAATGACAAGGTATTGTACTGTAGAAATGAAATTAAAACCTATTTTTAATTGGTTACAAGAAAACACAGAACTACCAGTAGAAATGAGAATAGGATTTAGACCTAATGAAATATCACGAGCAGAAACAGTTTTAAAACGTGCTGATGAAAATGGAATTGAATTTTTCAATACTATAATTGGTAAAAGAAAATCACAAAACAAGTGGGGTTTAGTACCATATAGAAAAGTTACTTTTCCTTTAATAGAAAATAATATTCAAAAAGATATAATTTATAATTATTGGAATGATAAAAGTGTTAGATTTGCATATAGAAATAATTGCGTTGGGTGTGTTAATAGACAACCATTAATGATTTCACATATGGCAAGTAAAGACATAGACAAGGTTAAATGGTTTGAGAAACAAGAAACAATAACAGGAAACAGATTTCTATCAGATGTTTCATTTAATCAAATATTAAAATTTGGTACACAAACAAGTTTTTTTGATGATGATTTTAATGAATGTGATAGTGGATTTTGTGGAATATAAATAAAAAACAAATGGACAAAGAAGCACAAAGATTATTAATGCAAATGTTTGAAGAAGATTGCTTTATTAATCCATTAGAAAAAATAGAACACCCAATACCAGCAATTTCATTTGGATTTAAAAGTTATGAAACTAAAGATGGTGAAATTAGTTATCCAACGCCAATTGGAACTTATGGTAACTTTAGCTTTTTACAAGCACCACCTAAAAGCAAGAAAACATTTTTTGTAAGTTTATTATCAGCAGTATATTTAGCAGGTGAATTACAACAGTTTGGAGGTGATTTAAGAGCAGATAGACAAAATAGACATATAATACACTTTGACACAGAACAAGGGAACTTTCACGCTGCAAATGTGTTTAAACGCCCTATTGATATGACTGGAATTAAAACAGATAAATATCATACTTTAGCATTAAGACAATTAAGTTTTAAAGAACGTGTTGATTTTATAGAATATTACTTATATGATAAATTAGAAAGTAAAAATATAGGCTTAGTTATTATTGATGGTATTGCAGATTTATGTTCTGATGTAAATAATATTGAAGAAAGTAATGCAGTAGTGCAAAAGTTAATGAAATGGACAAAAGAATTAAATTGTCATATATTAACAGTAATACATTCTAATTTTGGAACAGATAAACCAACAGGGCATTTAGGTTCATTCTTAGAAAAGAAAGCAGAAACACAAATACAATTAGAATTAAATACAGTAAATAAACATTTAGTAACAGTAAGTTGTAAACGTTCAAGAAATGCACCATTTGAAAACTTTAGCTTTAAAGTTAATAATTTTGGATTGCCACAAGTTGAAGGAGCATTTTACGACCCATTAAAAGACATATTTTAATTATGACACCAAAAGCAAAACTTAAATCAATAGAAAGAAAAATGCAACTAATTCAAAAAAATAATCCTGAATTAGATTTAAAAATAATTTCAAGTAAATTTTTTGATATTGAAAGATATTATAAATTAAGACAAGAACATTTTTTTTTAGATTTTGAAATTAATCATTGTATAACTTGTGGTAAAAAAATATAATTATGAAAATAACAATGAAAAACCACATCGAACAATTACAAACATCTGCAACTAGAATGTTAGTTTTAAATTCAGATAATAGTATGTTAATAAGTTATTTCAAAGACTTGAATGAAAAGATTGTATATTTGAAAGAATTAGTAGATATGGATTCAAAGTATAATTGGATTGATATAGAAAATATGATGAATTTATTAAAAGATAAAGATTCAGAATTAACTAATATCAATGTAAATTTTAAAATAAAAGAAGTAACTACAGAAAAGAAAGAAGCATTTTTAAAAATTAAAGTTTTATAATTATGATAGTATTATTAGTATTAGTTTTAGCAGTAGTTTTTATAGTAATGAATTTCGTAGATTGTGATATATTAATAACACCAATTAAAGGTATTATGTTTGGTGCTTTATATAACGATGATGTTTACGATGAAGAAACAGACCATACAATTCAAATATTAATATTATTTATATCATTCAATTTCCTATGGACAACTACAAATGGCTTGAACAAGTAGCAAAGCATCACAAAGAATGGGTTGAGGTGATACATAAACTTGGAGAACACGATATGGCTGAGGATATTGTCCAAGAAAGTTACATTGCATTAATAAAATACGCTGATGCAACAAAGTTAATTGATTCACAAGGATTAGTTCGCAAAGGATATATGTTTTTCACTTTACGTTCTTTATATTATCAGTTTTACAATAAAAAGAAAAAGATTAATAAAGTATCTTTTGATGATTGTTGGGAATTATTTGATGATTCAAACATAGAAGAACAAAAAGCGTATAATGATATATGTTTATTGATTGATGAAGAAATAGATAACTGGCATTGGTACGATAAGAAGCTGTTTAAATTATATCGTGATACAGATATGTCTATGCGTGATATAGCAAAAGAAACAAATATAAGTTTAATATCAATATTTCATTCAATTAAAAACTACAAAGAAATATTAAATACAAAGTTTCAACAAGATTACGATGATTATATTTCAAATGACTATAATAATATTTATTGATGAAAAAATGTAGTAAATGCAAAATAGAAAAGTCTTATGATAATTTTAACAAAGACAAAACAAAAAAAAATGGAATAACATCAAGTTGTAAAGATTGTCATAAAATATATAATGATAATAAAAGAGGTTATTTAACAGAAGAAGAAAAAAGAAAAAGATTAGAAAGAGGTAAATTAAGTCGTTCTGAATATTTAAAAAAATATAACATAAATAATAAAGAACGTATTTTAGATTATGCAAAAAAATATAGAGAAATCAATTCAGATAAAATAAAAGAATATCATAAAAATAATAAGTATAAAAGAAAAATTAGAGATGAAAAAAATAAAGAAACTTTAAATAATTATAAAAGAATTTGGTATCAAAATAATAAGGATAAAGCAAAAAAATATAATGAAAGCAATAAAGAAAAAAGAAATTGTCAATTAACCAATAGAAGAAAAATTGATTATTTATTTAAATTAAAATGTACTATAAAATCTTTAATATTTTCTTCAATTAAAAAAAATGGTTATTCTAAAAAAACAAAAACTTATCAAATATTAGGATGTTCATTTGAAGAATTTAAACAACATTTAGAAAGACAATTTACAAAAGGTATGAATTGGGATAATCAAGGACAATGGCATTTAGACCATATATACCCAGTATCTTTAGCAAAAGATGAAGAAGAATTAATAAGATTAAATCATTACACTAATTTTCAACCTTTATGGGCTATTGATAATTTAAAAAAAGGAAATAAAATAATAGAACAACAATTAATACTAATTTAAAATTTAATAAAATGGCAAAATCAAAAAAAGAATCAGTAGGTCTTGGAGATACTATTGAAAAATTAACTACTGCTACAGGAATAAAAGCTGCAGTTGAAATGTTTACAAAAGTTACAGGTGTAGATTGTAATTGCGACAAACGTAAAGAAACATTAAATAAATTATTTCCTTACAATTCAAACATTAACTGTTTAACAGAATCAGATTATAATTTACTCACAACTTTTGTAGACCCTTTAAAAAATACATTAACACCAAGTGAACAATTAATAGTATCAGATATTTATTTTAACGTGTTTAATTATCGTTTACAATTATCATCTTGCGGTTCTTGTTGGAAAGGTAAAATAGATGAACTAAGAAAAGTGTATAATGAATATAAATTAAATGACTAACTGGAAAGAAGTTGATTTATTTAATTGGTTAAAAGAAAATGTATATCCTGATTTAGTTAAAGCTAAAAATCAAATGTCAAGATGGGATTGTTACAGTCCCATTACAGGACATAGGCTTGAATTAAAGTGTAGAAAAGCACATTATGATACTTTATTACTTGAAAAGAAAAAGTACGATGCTATGAAGCAAGAATGTGAAAAGCATTTAGACACACCAATGTATTTTAATTCAACTCCAAAAGGTATTTATAGTTTTAATTTAAACATAATAATACCTGAATGGGAAATTAATTTTAAGAATCCAGCAACAACACATTTTAAAAATACCAATAAAGTAGAAAAAGAAGTAGCATATTTAGAAATAACAAAGGCAAAACAATGGAAATAAATGTAATACAACAAGAATATTTAAAATCAGTAATATTAAGTCAATTATTACTTGAATCAAATGAATCATTATTTTTCACACAACAGTATAAGCAACAAATTAAACACAAAATAAATAGTTTAAATAAAGACTTAGAAGAAACAGTAAGAAAAGAATATAGTATAATTTACAATACAGACCCAGAAACAACTACAAACATTTTAAATAGCATTGAATCAATTGTAAAGAAACTACAAACAAGTTCAATAGATGAATTAGTATTTATTAATGCAGTAATTGACAAGTATAAAGAAAACAAAGAATGGTTTAAAACGTATGGTGAAACTGAATTTTTAAAATTAGATTAATGGCAAAAAAACAAATAGAAAAATATATTCCAACAGATGAAGAATTACAATGTAGTTATATTTGTCACAAGAATGATTTAGCTTATGTTATACAGCCAATATTAAATTCAAAGAAGTATAAAGTAGTTAAGTTTCAAATATCAAATAGATTAGAAGTGCATACTTTAAAAGATAATGTACAAGATTTAGAATTTACAGAATACGATGCATTAAAAAAAACAATGGAACTTTACACACAACACTCAAAAAGATTTAACAAATGAAAATAAGCGAAAAAAAAATTTAATATGAAATATCAATTCAGACCCTATGCAACTATGCAACCTACTGTAGTAACATTAACAGGTAAAGTTTATGAAAAAGGAGAACATCCTTTATATACAGAACATAAAATTATTGAGGTTGTTGATGAACAAGGTGAAATGCATTATGCTTTTGAAGATGAACTTAAATCAGATGAAGTAGAGAAACAACAAAAAGTTTATAGTGAGGAAGATATGGAAGAAATGATAGATACAATAGTAGAATCAGTTATAAACCAATTTAAACAACGTTCTGAAGTAGGAATAAGAAAATACAATACAACATTAGATAGAACAGATTTAACACGCTTAGAATGGCTACAACACGCACAAGAAGAAGCAATGGATTTAATATTATATTTAGAAAAATTAAAACAATATGACAAAGAGTAAACAATCAGCACTACAAAGAATAAATAGAATTATAGACTTTAACTGGAAACGAGGTAATAACAAAGAATCAGTTAATGAAGTGTATCGGAAAATAATTAATCAAAAGCTACTTAAACAGTAGCTTTTTTTTATTTAGTTAAATATTTGTTAAAATGTATTTTATGTTAAAAAGTTGTTTATATTTGTATAACAATTTAAAACAAACATTATGACAAAGCAAGAAATTATTGAAACATTAAGTAACTGCATTGAATTATCTAACTTATCAGAAAACGTTTATATGAGAAATAGACTAACTGAAGTTGCAGAAGCATTAATAGAAGAATGGAACGAATCAGATGCTTATGATGAAGTAGTTAAACAGGTTCTTAATTACGATGAAACAATGAATAATTTAAACAATATAAGAATAAGATAATGAACGAACAAGCATTAATAAAAATTCAATCTAAAGTAATTGGATTAGATAGAGAATTACATAAATTAATCAATGAATTAATAAATGGACAAAGTCTTACAAGTGACGAACATTTAACTATTATGATTAATAGCACAGAACGTGAATTAAGTATTTACAATGATATTTTAAAGTTAATAATTAACAATTGGAACGAAAACTAATGATAGTGTTATTTGATGCAGATAGTTTGATATTTTCAAGCTGCTATAAGAAACGAGAAACAATAGAGGATGATGGTTTCCACCATAACTTAGAAGATTCAATAGTAAAGTTTGATGAAGTGTTTATGAGTATAATAAATCACTTAGAAGATATTTACGAAATCAATGAAGTAAAAACATTTTCAGGTTCTAAAGGTAATTTTAGAAAATACATTACACCGAAGTATAAAGCAAATAGAGATTATAATAATTTGCCACCATTGTTAAATCAAATGCACGAATATGTAAAAGAACAATACGATTCTATTTGGGGTTATGGTTGTGAAACTGATGACGTTGTAGCTAAATACTGGTACACACTTTCAAATGAAATAGGCAGAGATAATGTTATAATAGTTTCAATAGATAAAGACTATAAACAATTCCCTTGTTTGATGTATAACTACCATATTAAACATAAAGTAGTTTATGATATATCAGAAGAAGAAGCAAGATATAACTTTTATGAGCAAATGATTGTTGGAGATACTGCTGACAATGTAAACTACTGCAAAGGTTATGGTAAAAAATATGCTGAAAAGTATTTAGCAGAATGTAAAACTAAATATGAATATACTAAAAAGATATACCAACTATTTAAAGAAATACACAAAGGAAAAGCAAGGCAACGTTATATTGAATGTTGGAACTTATTAAAACTTAAAACTGACTAAATGGAATACTGCAATGACTTTAAATATGATTTAAAAGTAGGACAGATAGGTGAACAACTATTAAACGATATATTCACTTTAAAAACAATAGAAGTAAAACGTGATAGCTGGATATATAAAAGCGGTAACATAGCAATAGAATATGAAAGCAGAAATAAACCATCAGGAATAGCAAAATCAGAAGCAGACTATTGGGCAATTATATTTTCAGGTGATTATAAAGATGAAATAATATTAATAATAAAAGCAAATAGATTAAAAGATATTTGTAGAACATATTACAAGAAAGGAAATATAAAATCAATGGGTGATAATAACACATCAAAAGCAATATTAATACCAATAACAGAAATATTAAAATGGACATAACAGAAAGATTAAAAGAAATAATACTACAAGAAACAGATACAGATATAAACATAAGAACAAGAAAGAAAAACACTGTAGAAATACGTTCTTTATATTGTAATATCTTAAAAGAATTAAAACCAAATAAAACGCTTCAATCAATTGGTGATACATTAGAATTAAATCACGCATCAGTAATTCATTCTTTAAAAATGTATGAAGTATATTCTAAAGATAATAAAGACTTAAAAAAGTTAAAAGACATTATAATGTCACACTTTATAAAAGTAGATGAAAGACAAATAGAAGAACTTAATGAAGTAGAACAATTGCAGCAAAGAATATATCAATTAACATTTGACAAAGATAGATTAGAAATAGAGCTAAGAAAACAAAAACAAATGAAAAGATATAACTTTGAAATAATAGAAAACTTAAACAATCTATTAGAAGAAACAAACGGAACAATGCAATATGAAATAATAAACGATAGACTAAAAGCATTTTACACAATGAATAAAAACATAAGACTATGAGAAAAGAAACAGAAACATTTATAACTGCAGTAATAGTAGCATTTATAATAATAGTAACAATAATGAGTTTAATAACATCAATAATAATACTATGACAGCAAGAGAACAAGCAGAAAACTATATGAAACTAAAAGCAGGTTACATATCAGCAAAAGAAAGAGCACAAATACTATATGATAAATATTCAATAGAATACAATAGAGCATTAGTATCAGGTGATATGCAACAATCAGAACATTGGAAGGAAGTAGCAAAAGAATTAAGTAAACTATATAAACAAAAGTAAAATGAAATTAGATTTAATCACAAACAAAGCAGAAAAACAAAGTGGATTTATTTATGGAAATACAAATAAAAAAGAAATTATTGCAAATATAAATCCTAACGATGAATATTACACTCCTAATTATGCAATAGAACCATTATTAAATTATTTAAAACCAAACAGTATTATTTGGTGTCCTTTTGATACATTAGAAAGTAATTTTGTAAAAATATTTATAAATCAAGGTCACAAAGTTATAAATACACATATAGAAAATGGATTTAATTTTTTTAATATTAATATTCCTGAATGTGATTATGTTATTTCTAATCCTCCATATTCTTTAAAATATGAAGTATTTAATAAACTTTTTGAAATTGGAAAGCCTTTTGCTATGTTAGTTGGAATTGTTGGATTATTTGAAAGCAAAAAAAGATTTAAAATGTTTAAAGAAAATAATTTTGAAATAATGTATTTTGATAAAAGAATAAGTTATTTTAAAAGTTATGATGACCAAAAACCAAGTTTAAATCCTCCTTTTTCAAGTGTTTATATTTGTAAAGATATATTACCAAATAGAATAATATTTAATAATATAAATAAATAATTATGCCAGATATAACAATGTGTAGTGGTAACAACTGCGAACTAAGTTCAACGTGTTACAGATATAAAGCAGAACCAAATCAATATAGACAATCGTATTTTTGTAAACCACCAAATGATAATTTAGAATGTGATTACTATTGGGAAATAAAAACTAAAGATGAAACAGAAGATAAAACCAATCCATAAATTAAATGGTGGAATAGGTGCAACACTATGCCATACTTGTAGCGTAATAATATCCATAGGATTAACAAAAGAATTATACTGTAATAACTGTAAACCAAAAACAAAATGAAAGCAACATTAGAATTTAACTTACCTGAAGATAACACAGAATATTTAGCAACAGTCAAAGCATTAGATATGGCGAACTTTATATTTGAATTGGTATATAATACAAAAAAAGGATTAATCAATCAACTAAACGATTCTATTACATCACAATATGAAGCAGATGGAATAGATATAGTATTTGAAAAGATATGCGAACTATTGCAACATCATAATATAGAAATTGATGAACTGATATAAACAATAAACAAAAATGTTTATTTTTAATTTAATAATAATAACTTTTTTAAATGGAAGATAAAAGAAAGAATAACGGAGGTCATAAATCTGCAGGTAGAAAAACTAAAGTAGAAGAAGCTAAAGTAAATAATATATTCATACAAGCATTAAAAGAATTGTATAATAAAGATACTGAAGAAGAAACAAAGATTGCATTTGTAAAGAATACTTTAATGGATTCACAAAGAGGTCAATTGTTTATTGCTGAACATATATTTGGTAAGCCAAAAGAGATTATAGAAGCTACTCACAATGTAAATGACTTTAACATAAAAGATATTTTTAAAGTTGGAAATAAATCTTAACGACAAATATAATCTATTAGGTTCTGAAAGTAGATATTTTGTAATAACAGGCGGAAGGGGTTCTGGGAAATCATATTCCCTAAATTCCTTTTTACTTGGTTTAACTTATGAATCAGGTCACGTTATATTATTTACAAGATATACTTTAACTTCTGCAAATGTTTCTATTATACCTGAATTTATAGATAAGATTGAAACAGCTAATTTAAGCCACGAATTTTATATTACTAAAGACGAAATTATAAATAAGAAAACAGGGTCTAAGATACTCTTTAAAGGTATTAAAACAAGTAGTGGAACACAAACTGCAAGTTTAAAATCATTAGCAGGAGTTACAACTTGGGTATTAGATGAAGCAGAAGAATTAAACGATGAAGAAATATTTGAAAAGATAGACT